ATTTGCACGACCACCATAACAACCGTGTCCTGTGCACATATCACCTAATCTGACCGATCCTGGCATTATAACCCCTTAAATGGTGCTGACGATGGTAATACTGAACTCAATTCTACATTTTTTGCGTTAGCAATAGTTCCCAAAGACTTAATACTTTTCATAACTGATACACCAGAAGTTCCACCTTGACAATTCCAACTTCCACCATTTGCTACACACGACCTTGCATCTGAAGAATTTCCAGTTCCACCAACACACCTACAACTCTCAATCTTTGAAAAGTCACCAGTTTTTTGTGCCAGTTTAATTGCATCTGTTCCAGAATCAAACGATGATATTCTATTTTCAAATGCTGAGGTGTTAGTTGGTGATTGTACTTTAGCACCTGTAGAAACAATAGATGCCGATTTAGGGACGCTGAATGGAGTCTTTCCGTCACTAGGTCTAGAAGAAGAAGTGTTAGGTCTTGTTCTTCCCAGCGATGGAACAGAAGCAACACCAACGGTTCTATTTACAGACCTTGATACAGAATGCGGTTTTGGTGCTTTTGCGCTTGCAGGTAGTGAATTTGACGGAGTATCAGAACCAGAACCTGGAGGAGCTTCAGTTGCCATATCATTATCAATACCATTTACTACCGCATTCAAATCAATGTTTCCACCAGAAACTGTGGCTCCTGCAGCATCTACAGTTGTTTCTGAACTAAAAAATGAAGATATTGAACTTGTTATATCGTCTAATGATGGTAAATCAAGTTCTCCTGCTAAATCGTAATTGTCCAATCCGGAAGTTGGTGTGTAATTAGTTGTTGACCAAGAACCACCTTTTGCAATACAATCCGATTTGTCGTTCCAAATTGTAACACCCCTGCAACTATCTACACTATATGATTTTAAACTATCACTTGCTAAAAATGATTCAAATTCTATTTTTTCTTTTATATCTTTAAAATTATTTAATGCGGGACTAAATGAATTTACCCCTGCACCCAATCCAGCACTAATTGATTCTAACCCAGTGACAGAACCAGAACCGATATCGTCTACCCAGTCTGTTCCAGTCCATATCATAGGAACTGTTGCACCATTGGAGTCGTCGGGGGAGAAGAAATCGCCAGCAATATCACCAATGCTCGTTGCAATACCTCCAATATCAGTACCTAAATCACTAAAATAACTAGCGAAAGGTGTTACTACTCCAGGTGCTTGGGTGAATCCACCCACCAGCGCAGTTGGTATTTTTGGTGCGAATAAATCTCCCAAATTAGTAATAGGGTTGTCGCTTGGTCCACCACCAATAATACCAGCATACAAACCAAGGATATCGTCCATAACTGGGGATGTTATTGAATCGAACATTCTTCTGTTATTTACTAAAGCACAAGGGTCGCCTGTTGCTAAGTTTGTGAACGCAGCCCATTGTGCTAATTTATTCAGAATCGCATTAAGAGATGCTAAGTCCTTGGCAACAAGTAAATTAAGGGCATCTTTCATCCCAGTACAAAAATCATTGAACGGATTAAGAAGTCCTTGCACAGCATCTAGATTTGTAATCATTTGTGCTAACTTTGCTGGGTTGGTAACATCTCGGATAATTTGTTGAACACGGAGTTGAATTTGAGGCAAATCGCCAATACCTAATACATCGTCAAGTATTTTTTTTGAGTCAAATAATGTTGCGAATCCCGCAGCACAGTCTATTTCATCTTTATATTGACCTAACGTATTTGCTAACTCACGACCTGCTTGCTGAATACCAGTATTTTTAATATAATCTTCAGTAGATGCTTGAATCAAGTCTTGAGCATAATTACCACACTCATCAAACGCATCAGATAAATTTTGAATCTCTTGCATTTGTTGATAGAATTGATTTCCATGACCAGGAAACCCTTGTTCTAATACAAATGGATCTAAATTAGCAGTCATGTTTAAACTTGTCGATGCGTTCTTCATGTTATCGACTGAAGTCATACCGCTGGACTTTAATAGATCAGGGACGGTTTCTAGAGCGTCATTAATATCAGTGAATAATGCCATTAGAATTCTCCTATGGGTTTAAGTGTATGATAGCACCCTTAATGGTATGATTCAATGCTGATTCATCCATCTTGGTGCCGACCGTCATAATTGTAGTATTACCCATCACATTCATATTATAATTCCCAGCGACCTCAACGTTCATGTCACCCCCTACTTCTAAGTTGTAGTCTTCTTTAACTTGCATATGACAACCGCCTTCGATTGTTACATATAAATCGCCACCAAATGTATCAGCATCACGTCTAATATGAATGTACTCGTCACCCATAGTAATATGATAATTATCTGCAACGACCTTTGTTACTTTTTGTCCATCAGGGTGAATTTCTTCAAACGTTCCTGACTTATGCCATTTCATTAACCTTTCTGCTTCTGGTGTATCGTCCCATTCTTCAACGTGACCACTTTCACTTTCACGGACATGGTTAAACGGATACACCGCATCAAATGGGTTCTCAGGTTCATCCCAAGTAGTTCCAGGATTCAAAGCAAGAGTGACTTCTAAATCCTGTTCCCTTAATAATTTCTCTTCATCGTCTGCTAATTCGTGTTCAACATCTAATTGTGTTGTTTTACTGAACCACATTTGTTCTTCGATTGGATCTTCAAAATCTACAACAGCACGTCTATTCGTGTCTGGTTCTTTAATATGTTTTTCTTTAGGGTATTTCTGGTTTGGATCGTTAAACCCAGTTATACCAGCAGTTTCTAAAGGATATCCACCTAATGTTCCCATTATAATAGGATCTTGACAATTCTTACCATCTCTGAAGAATCCGACAACGTGCGTTCCTTCAACTGGACCTAACGGTGTTGTTCCTATTCCACCCATTGCCGCAGAGGTTATAGGTTGCATCGGAAATGCCCATGGCAAATCATCAGTCGGAATTCCTTCTTTAGTTCCTTTCTCTTTTTTGTCTGTGTGCAGACCGAATATCCTAACCCTGACTCTTCCTAATCTCATAGGGTCGTCACGTTCTTCTACAACGCCTGTAAACCAATAAAACCCATCCATTCCCATAAAGTGCATAATTTACCCCAATTCCATCATTGATGTGTCGATATCAAAATCAAACCCGTCTTTATAACATTCAATAGTCATTTCATACCCAGCATTGTTGATTTTATGATGAATAGCAGTTATTAAAAAGTTTCCACTCATATACATATCCATTTCTTCCGATTCGCCAGTTGTTGATGGCAATAATATCTCAATAACATCCCCAGCAAATATATTAGTATCTCCTGGTATTGTAAACTTTACAACATTAGATCTTAATTCTGATATTTTCATATCATATAAGGGATAATGTGACCTATCTTCTTTATCGTGTATATCGTATAGATAATTACTACTCATGTACCCGATATGCGATTCTGGTATTTGTTCTTTTTTAAATACATCGGCAAAACCCACGTCACCTAAAATACTATCTAGAGGTTCACCTGCAATATCATACTGTTCCACACTTTTAGTTAAAATGTTATGAGCAATAATACGACCACCATACATTCCTTTCGCAGTGTTTTTAGATATATTAAACCTCTCTAATTCTTCCCATTCTTCTGCATTGTTTCCTGTATTTGTCGGTTCACTTTCATAAGGATCTCCTGCTTTGCCGGAAACTGTAACCATTCTGGTTATATCCTTCTGTTTTAAATCTTCAATTGTTGTGAAATGGAACCCTTCATTATTTTCAAAGAATACGTAATCACTTTTTCCGTCAATTGAAGTTGAATTCTTGCTTAGGAAATTAAACAAATCAAAAGGTTTCCAATTAGGAACAACAATATTCTTAGTGTGTTTAGTTTCTGTGTTAGTCATTAATGTGGTGAATACAAAGTTTGGGTCCATACCAAATTCCATTATATCTAATGATACATAATCAACAATTTCAGAAGAAGTCATAGCATTAAAAGACCTACTAATTCTAGTTGTATTATTTTTAACCAAAAACGGCGAAACAAATCCTAAATTAAATGATGTTTCTCCAGAACCCGTCATCTTCCTTTTCACATTACTTAAAGAATTTATTACAAACTCTTTCTCTAATGTAGTAGTGGACATGCCCGAATCGTTCGGAGTTTCAAGAAAAACTGTGATTGTTTCTTCTCCAGAACCAACTAATGCAAGAGTTTCAATTATCCCCGAATCGTCATGAATCGCTAAGTTTCCAAACATACAATTATTGTATATTGATTCGTAGATAGATAATTGCTCAATGCTGTCTGTGATATCAACTGGAACTCCATTTAAATTTGTCAATAAAACATACCAGTCGCTGATACGCTTCATATTAATCATGTCAGACATTATTATTACCCTTGGGTTTGTATAGGCATTAACTTCAACCTATCTCGTAATTCTTTAAATACTAAATTAATATGCTCTGGTCTAATCGTATTAATACGAAGTTTTTTATCGTTTTTATAAATTTCCCATTCTAAATTAGTTATAGGTTCTAACGTTTCTTCAGCATTATTATTTTCATACACCTTAAACTCTTCGTCTTCGTAATGATGAATTTCATTAATGTTGTCATATAATTTTTCAGCATATGCATAAACTTCACTCTCACGCATTATCCAATCATAAAACGGATCTATAATATTATTAATAGCACAAATGATCCACCAATAATCAGTAGTTCCGTATAATACATATGAAACTGTTTCTGGTGATTGGTCTTGATTGATTTGCAGTTTATAATATGAATCTTTATATTTGGTCAATCCTTCAGACATAACAAACCTATGTGTTATGTCTGAAATTGAAACACCATTATATTCTAATTTTGGAACTAGATCTCCGTAACTTTTTCTCATATTAATACCCTCTCATGACATCTTTTCTTGTGATTTGTCTAACTTCTTTCAATGTTATGCTTATTTGAACTTCCATAGGTGATCCGTCTTTATGTGGATTCCAAGTTCCTTGTGAAGTATAATTAACTTCAACGTTGGTTATGAATGAATCTTTGACTTTAAATAAGTTGGGGTTCGTCTCATCTCCGTCTAAAAACCTAACTGCAACCGTTGGTGGTATTGTAAGTCTACCACCACCTATGACATTCTCTCTTTCAATGCCAGCAATACCAACTTTAGTTATTGGGGAGTCTTTTGCAGCACCCTTTTTAATTTCATTGGCTGCTTCAATAAATCCGTCGAAGTCTTCAGCACCACCCCAATTATTTGCAGGCAATGACATACCTTTTAGAACCATTATGACTTTTTGAATTGCGACGGTCTCGTCCTCATTCTTTGCAGATAGTCTCCACGAAAAAGTATGCCCTCTAAGGTTTCCTCCCTCATACTGCATGCCCATAGAATTATTATTGATGCTTGCGCTTGCCATATTTGCTGTATTATTTAAGTTTCCCAGAGCATTGTATGCAGCCTTTAATTCAACACCACCACCACCGAGAATGCCAGTCAACTTTTCAATAGAATCCCACTGATCTCCATTCCTATTAACATGCATATCATCAGCTTCTGTGAATCTTCCAGCATAACCCGTGCCGAGCTGTAATGGCATTGGTAAACGTACTATTCCCAAAAAATCAGTTTTAACCGTAGAAGATTGAGTATTAACATCATCCTGCGTTCTTATTCCTTTTCCTGAAGATTTCCAACTATAAAATGCCAGCTCTGTCCAAAAATCACCACCAGACGTTCTGTCTAATGGAAATTCTGCTGTTACTTGTCCTGGACTCAGGGTCGGAAGTACATCAGAGGTGAACATATCATGGATAGACATAATAACGCCTGCAGAACCAAATGTACCAGCAGTAGTAAGTGTTTTATTATCATTCGCCCATTTGAAAAGACTGGTCACCTTCTCTTCAGCATAATCAAATCCTTTTTTTAACTTTCCCATTATAGTCCCTTATGTTTGATTCTTGATATATTAACTATTTATATAAATATATGTGATGGCATTAAAAGGCAAATACAGAGTTCAGAACCGTGATAAGTATGTAGGCAATGTCGATAGTGTAACATACCGTAGTTCTTGGGAAAGAAGATTTATGGTATGGTGTGATGACAACCCATCAGTTATTGCTTGGAACAGTGAAGAAGTCGTAATACCTTATTATAGTCCAGTTGATAAGAAAATGCATAAATATTATGTGGATTTCCTTATCAAAACTCGTGATGGTTCTGGTAAAATCAAACACACGTTGATTGAAGTAAAACCAGACAAACAAACACGACCTCCTGTAATGGGAAAGACTAAAAAGAGTAAGTATAGATATTTAAGAGAATTGAAGACTTGGAAAGTAAACGAAGCAAAATGGAAAGAAGCAAACGAATTCTGCCTTGACCGTAAATGGGAATTTAAAATTTTAACCGAAAAACACTTAATGAAGTAATATGCCAAAGAAACAGATATCAATACCAGTTGGAACCGAAATAAAAGGCAAAGATAGAAACGTCTATCGTTGGTTGGGAGCTCAGTGGGGGCGAGTAGAAAGGAGTGGTAAAACTGGTCGTATGGCGAGAAAGATTATATCTGACGATTTAACTTCAAGGGCATTAACTCCTAAGAAGAAATTATCAACATATAAGAAGTCAAAGAACGCAGGAAGTTGGTTTAAAGATAAAGTTGGTGAATCTGCTAAAGGTTTTAGAAGTAAAACTAAATTAATGCCTGGAAAGATGTACACATTCGGATATGATGCTAAACATAAAAAGACATTACCGTATTGGGATAGATTTCCTCTGATTATCGTACTTGATGTTTATAAAGGCGGTTTTATTGGGTTGAACTTTCACTACCTGAAACCAACAGATAGAGAAAGATTTCTAAATAAGTTGTTGAAGTTTGCTAATCAAAAAGGAGACCCAGAAACGTTTGATAGTAAGGCAATGTTTAATGTTACATGGGATGCGGTAAAATCAATTCCTAATGCCGATAAGATGATACATAAATACCTTTATAGTCAAGTAAAAACAAGTTTAATGGAATCCCATCCAAGAGAATGGGAAAATGTAATATATTTGCCATACCAACAATTTGTTGGTGCTACGGCAAAATCAGTTTGGAGTAAATAAATGAATTACGAAGCATTCGGCAATCAATTAATATCTGGGGACTATGCACGTAGTAATTTATTTGAAGTTGTGCTTTACGTAAATAATCAAATGGACGGACCAGGAGTGATACCAGAAACCTTGAGATTTATGATTAAAACTGCATCTTTGCCAGGGAAACAATTAGGTGAAGTGCAAGTGAAACGATTTGGTGCTCAATTCAAAATGGCAAACGATATGATTGTCGATACACTACCGATGACTGTTATCTGCAGCAGCGATATGCGTGAAAGGAAATTCTTTACAGCATGGATTGAAGGCATTCATGGTAGTGATACTGGTCATTCTGCAGATAGATATAGGATGGCATATTATGATGACTATACAACCAAAATGACCATTACTTCCCTGGACAGAGAGGGAGGCGAAGTATATGCAGTGATGCTTGATGAAGCATGGCCTAATAATTTGGGGCAGGTAGAATTGTCATGGGATAATAGTGAGGTTTCAACATTCACCGTGACAATGGCATTCCGTGATTGGTTTGAGGTTGCTACCGATGGATAAATGAAGGACAGATTTAATAAATAATTTTACAATATGATATAGGATGAATATAATATGTTACCACAAATAGAAACACCAAAATATAAACTAGATTTACCAAGTACAGGAAAGACCGTTGAGTATAGACCATTTTTAGTAAAGGAAGAAAAGATTCTTTTATTAGCAATAGAATCTATGAAAGATAAAGGAAATGAAGATGCGATATCTGATGCAACTTTCCAAATTATCAAAAACTGTACTTTTAATAAAATAAAACCTCATCAATTACCAAATTTTGATATTGATTATTTATTTTTGAATATCAGGTCAAGAAGTCGAGGAGAAGATATTAACTCATCGTTTATATGTCAGAATGATGTTGAGGGTGGTGAAGAAGGAGAAGTTTGCGGAACTTCGAATGATGTGCATGTCAATATTAATGATATTGCAGTTGAGTTTCCGGAAGAAGATAATAGCAAGGTTATGATAACAGAGGATGTTGGAATTCAATTCAAATACCTATCTTCTGGAGATTTGAAAAAATATGGAACTGAAAAGTCAGAAACAGATAAGATGTTTAAAATTATTGTTGATTCAATAGATTATATTTTTGACGAAGAAAAAGTTTATAAAGGAAGTGAAACTACAAAGAAAGAATTAATGAATTTTATCGAAGCACTAGATGAGTCGAAATTTGAAGTCATTAGAAAATTCTTTGATGAACAACCTACATTGAAGCACACTATTAAATACGAGTGTTCCAAGTGTGGTTATAAAGAAGATATTGTTATTGAGGGATTAGAGGCTTTTTTCGATTTAGCATAAGTTATGATTCGTTGGCAAATCATTATTTGACCAACTTCCAACTTATGCAACATCACAATTATACTCTTTCTGATTTAGAAAATATGATTCCGTTTGAACGGAAGATATATGTTGACTTATTGCAACAGCATATAGCAGATGAAAAAGAACGCATAGAAGCACAAAAACTTTAGCATAAGGGTATAAAGATGAGTACATTAGCAAATTTAACAACACAAATGGCATTACTACATGGTGGTGTCAGTTCAATTAACGACTTCATGCAATCGTGGAAAGGTGATAGCAAAAGTAATGAAGACTCTGCTGAGCACGTGGAAACGACTGCTGAGAATACTTCTAAAATAGTAAAACAAAACAAGAAAACTCAAACTACTCAAGCAACTCAACAAAAGAGTATGCTCCAGATGCAGAAAGAATCTAATGAGGCAATGATTTCTGGGTTTTTCGATATGCAATCGAAAATAACAACTTCTATCGAAGACTTGAAACATGCTGGTGCCACGGCAGCTACACAACAAGCAACCCAAAACAAAATTGGACTTGTTAATGCGTATGCTCAATATTCAGCAATGTTAGCAACACAAGATTCAACGAAAGCATCTCAAGCTGCACAAGGACACATTCTCCATTTTGCTCAACAATCTTATGTAGCACAAAACCAAATTGCAACAGAAATTGTTAAACTTCATGGTTTTATGGCAAATGATTCTGCCCAGCAAACGCAGTTGCGTGTCCGAGAAATGAAAGCAGAACGTCATCAAAACTTGAACCGTGAACAACGTATAGGAACAATACAAGAATCTGCCAATAAACATTTAGGACTAGCTCCACTAACAACTAGATCTGCGTTAGAAACAATGTCCACGGATAGAAATGATCCACAACGCAAAGAAGCAAAACGTGCTCTAGAAATGATAAAAATGGCAGATCAGATGAGGTCTGGTACTGAGTATGAGCCAGCAAATCAGTTTTTAACGAAGAAAGATAGAGCCGTCGTAGCCAAACGAGTCAAGGATCTGGGCGGTTTGGATGATAAAGGTAACACGATAAAAGGTGGTATCCATACTTTACAATTTAACGAGTTAGAGGCGTTGAAGAAGTCGAGGGATGATAAGAGTCAAATCGAAGGAATGCCCCAAGACTTATGGGAAAAGTTGACTAAAAAACAACGTTTTAATGCTTTAAAGGATAGTCACCAACAACTACAAAAAACGAAAGGAATAAACGAAGTCAGAAGATATAGAACCAGAGAAGATAAAGAAGAAGTAAGGACACTTTCTATGATGCAAAAACATCATCCAATTGAAACAGACAAAAGTGGAAATTGGTACTGGCCAGCAGCAGACTATTCAGAAAGAAATCAAACCTTTGCTGATGCCTCCTTTTCAGGTGGGATGTTTGATAGAATTTCATGGCTTCCAGGCAATGAGGGTGGTGTTTCCACACCAAAGAAGAAAAAGAAGCAGACCAAATCAAAACTATCACCAGCAAACCAAAAAATATGGGATGATGCTGGTGGGGAAGGCATTGGTTCCATCGATGATTCTGCTGTTGTGACAGGTCCGCCTGCGGACGATCAAGTCAGTACTGTTGATGCTATTGGTGGTGTAATAACTGTATTGGGATCGTTGCGTGAGGAATTAGTAAACATAACAAATAATACTGGTCTAATGGGTCATGAGTTGGGATCGGTATATTCATTGCAAAAAGACGGACACAATGCAATCGGAGATGCTAGTCATGATATCGTTGCGGCCATCTCAATGCTGGGTGGCGGTAGTTTACTATCCATCGGTTCAGCAGGAACTGAATGTTGTGATGGTATTAATAAGTTAGTTATATCGAATTCCGACATTCTAAAACTAATGCAGAAGGCCGATGAACGTGCAATTCAGCAACGTAAAGATAACCTTGAAGCACTAAATGATAAGTATGGAACCAAATCGAAAAAAGGTGGTGCTCTAGGTATGCTGGGTGTCGGTAATGAAGACGGAGGTGGATTCTTCTCTATGCTTGGTGACATGCTGGGCGGTTTCGTTGGCGGTGCAGTGACTGCTGGTGCGGGTGTTATGGCTTGGAACAGTGATTGGCTTGCCAAAAAGAAAGCAGAACATGCTAAAAAGGTTGAAGCAGATAAAAAGAAAGTCAAGAAAGTCACAACAAAAACTAGCATATTAAACAATGCAAAGAAGGTTGGTACAAAGATTCCAGGAATAGGTCAAGTGTTGGTAATTGCTGATGCGGCAGACAAGAGAAAGGATGGACAAGGTGCAGGTGAGGCAATTGTTAATGCTACTGCTGATGTTGTGAAAGACTTGGGTTGGTTGCTAACTGCTGGCAACTACCAACCAACTGATTCAGATGTGCTCGGAAATAACCTCATCGGGCAACAAACACGCAATCAAGCATATAGAAGTGGTGGAATTCCTTGGATGAGTGGTATAAAAAATTATGCTGAAGCAGATGCTCTTGTAAATAATCTTCACGGTGGATATAGAGATGTTCCATTTATGCGTGCTGGTGTTGACCCAACACTACGCAATAAACGACGAGCAATCAAACTAGATAATTCATCAATGGTAGACAGTACTCGTGGAATATTGGGGAATAGACCAGAATTAGCGAAACTAAGTTTGAAAGAATTAGAAGCATTCTCTGCTGTATTGACATTCGATGCAGGAGATAGAAAAGAATTACAAGCAATAATTAAGGCGAAACAAGAACTACGTACAGTGAAATATAATATTGGAGTTTTCGGTCCAGGAGCACCAATCTTTGGCGAGCCAGGTTCTGCCAATGCAAAGAAAAAGGTTATAAAAACGGAAACTTCATCATCTTCATATAAAGAAAGTTCGCAGGATGGTATCGTTCAATTGTCTGACTTCCCATCATATGTAGAAGCATTTGCTAGAGCTGATGAATTAAACAAAACCCACCCACGACCAGATGGAGCATCTTGGAAAGTTAATATCAAAGGTATTCCTCAGGTCAACAAAGTCAGTACTTCTTTACCTCCGGAGTTATCAGACATAGTAGG